TCTATCCGGCGCAAAATTCAGCAAACGATTCGTGGTGTTAGAAAATTTCATTGACTCATTGCGTCAGGTAAGTAGAATGCAACGCATCGAAAGGCAGCATGGCTAGCCGGAAGATAATAAAATCAAGTGATTAGCTTAACGGCCACCAACGGTCACTTGTACAAAATGCGGGAATAGCTCAGTTGGTAGAGCACGACCTTGCCAAGGTCGGGGTCGCGAGTTCGAGTCTCGTTTCCCGCTCCAGATTCAGGTAATAGAGTTTTCTGTTACCGCCTGAAAAGGCAAAAGATTTTGGCGCGTTAGCAAAGCGGTTATGTAGCGGATTGCAAATCCGTCTAGTCCGGTTCGACTCCGGAACGCGCCTCCAATTTCTTCCCGAGCCCGGATGGTGAAATCGGTAGACACAAGGGATTTAAAATCCCTCGGCTTATGGCTGTGCGGGTTCAAGTCCCGCTCCGGGTACCATGGGAATAAAAAGAATAAAATCAATGATAAGCAGTGTCGTGTAAACCACCTTCGGGTGGTTTTTTATTGCCTGCGATTTGGGACAGTGGCAGCAAAATGGCAGCAGGGTGGCAGCGCTGCCTTTTGGCTGACTATCTATTTCGTCTCTTCACGGTTATCAAACGGATTAAGTGCTATCGCTGCATCAAGGTGATTTGGTGCGAAATGCGCATACCGCATGGTCATCATGATAGTGCTATGACCAAGTATCTGCTGTAGCACCAGAATATTGCCACCACGCATCATAAAATGGCTTGCAAAGGTATGCCGCAGGACGTGGGTACGCTGACCTTTAGGCAACTCAATGCTGGCTCTGCTAAGTGCAGATTTGAAGGCTTCATAAGCGGGGGAGAACAGCACTCCACGTTTCTTCGGCAGCAACTCTTGTAGTTGGGCAGATATTGGCACTGTGCGGTTCTTTTTGCTTTTGGTCTGAGTGAAGGTCAGACGGCCTGGCAATATTTGAGATTGCTTCAAGTCCTGGGCTTCACTCCAGCGCGCACCAGTCGCCAGGCAAATTCTAACGATGATACCGAGATCTTTATTGGCAGACTGGTCGCAAGCTGCAAGCAGGCGGTCAATCTCTTCCTCGTAGAGGAAAGCCAGCTCCTGATCACCCTCTTTGAACTGCCTGATCCCTGAAAGTGGGTTATCACCTTCCCATTCCCCTAAGCGTTTCATTTCCGCAAAGACTGCATGCAGATAAGATTGCTCGCGGTTTACCGTCGCCTCGCTAAGTTTCTTCTTTCCTTTCTGATTCCATTCACCGCTTAAACGTCTTTCCCGATAAACAGCAAAAGTGTTTTTATCAAAGTGAGCAGCGAGAGGATCTCCCAGGCGTTCGCAGATAGCGAGCAGCTTTGTTTTTCTCTCTTCGCCGGAAGTCAGGGTTTTACCGTGCATTTCAAACCAACGGTCAACGAATGCGGAGAGCGTTACCGCACTATCGTTAACTGTCTGGCCTGAAGCGTTATTCATGGCGCGGCGCTCAAATGAGAGCGCCTCGCCTTTGGTGGCAAACTGCTTGCGTATGCGCTTCCCATCGCGTCCGTATGGGAAGCACTGACAGAGCCATTTACCTGAAGTAAGCTTACGAACGGTCACTCTTCCCCCTCTAAAGCCTCACTTGAGCCAGCATAGGCCAGCGATATAAACATTTCTGCAGCGTTATCAAGATGTGCATAGGTAGGTGTAGATTCGGTATCTCGACATCTACAGACGAAAGGGCGCGTTTGATTTTCTGGTTGGAAGGATAAACTTACAACGGGAGTTTTACGTGGTTTGCCATTTTTGAAAAAATCACAGACATCCAAACGATTGCAAAGGCCTGCATCATCTTGATAAGTAGCAACATGCCACCCCATACCTTGAAGTGTTTCGGCAAATGCTAAATGTACTTCTTCGATATTTTTATACAAGCCAACGGAGTATTGTTTTTTCTTGCTCTTGTTAAGTTCGCCTGGCAGGACTGAGAGCCTTTCTACACCAAGTATTTCAATTTTTTCCAAGCTGAATGTTTTTACCGGGTGAGTCGGAGATGATAGGTCTGCTGCCCGCAGAGTAAAGTTATCAAGCAATGTCAGAGGAAGAATATCTCTTGCAGATCCGGATCGTTCACCTCCGTGATAAATGATTGATAAATTTTTTTTTGTATCAATTGACGACCAGATCAGGTCCAGAAGAGGGTGTTCATCATGGATTGTGAGTGTTGGTGCCTTGGCCTCTTCACGTTCAACATTTTGCACATTAGACAAAGTCGACTGGTTTAGAAATTGCTCAGCCGACAGCACTTCGGAACCTTGTTGAGATGCCTTGTTTATTTTGCTTGGGCCAGCATTTTCTCCACAACAGAGATAGTTAAGATCCTTGGTGACATCACTTCTAACGACATATCCACGAGCTTTAGCAATTTCAATCAGCTCATTTTTATCTTTTTTCCCAAAACCTGTAAAACAAATAGTATTCATATAAAACCCCACGAAGTCAGAAGAATAATGAACCTAACAGGAAGCCAATTAAGAAAATGACAATGAATTCTTTCGGGTGATTTCGCAGCAATGTAGTGACATTCGCAGGAGAGTGATTGTCTTTCGGAGGAGAGAGCGGAATATCTTGTGTTTGCTGGTCCAGCCACGATAAACACATTTGAAGCTGGTTGCGTGTTAGGTCATTCAATCGACCAGTTCCGAAGTTAACATGGCAATAACGAATCAGCTTTTGCCTCAATTCGCTATCTTCACTGTTGCGAAGAAGAAGGCTGACAAGGGCTTTACTGGCATCTTTTTCTTTAAGCCGTTCAAGCATGGCCTGCAGGAAACTAAGAGCCGCCTGGTATTGGTTTACGGTCATATCTTCAATACTGGTAACACCAATCTCGGCATGAACCTTTTGCCAGATAACGAACGCCTCATTATCCCCGGCCTCGGCTATTGCAGTTACAAGGCAGTTAAGTTCCTTACGCTGAGCTTTGACGAGAGGACGCTTTTCTTCTTTTTCAGATGGGATTGCTATATTGACGGTATGGCGTCCGTCAAACTGATCTATCTGAATATTATTTTCATTAAAATCACGACCCGCCAGGCGGTTTTGCTCTCCAGTAGAATTTACTGTCATAAAGCTTCCTTACTTATTTTTTTCGTTGAAATCCCTGCCCGCTACACGGTTACTGTTGCCAGATACCTGAATTGAATTTGATGCCGAACTACCAGCCGTGAGGGCAGCAAGGGCCGCAGCTTTGATTGCTAATGGGGCATTACGGTAAATTTCGATAAGCTCTTGTTCATCATCAGATAGTGCTCCCGTTTTAGGTATCCTTTGACCTGTAAGAACGTACAGCACATCTATACCTGAAGCTGCTAATGCCATGAGGTAGCCGCCACCAGGTATTTTTTCATCACGTTCATAAGCTGCTTGAGCACCACGAGAACCATTAGCTAAAGCAGCAAAATCAGTCTGATTAAGCCCTCTACGGTCCCTTTCTTCACGCAATCTGAAACCTAAAGTTGTCATTTATTCGTTTTCAACGTTGACATTGATACCTATAGTGATCAATGATGTTTTTCACAGATTCTTAGCAGATCACAATATACCACTATGACGCAAGTAGAGCATATTCAGCGGTCACGTACCCCGAAAAATACCGTGGCAGGAGGCCCACTCCCGTTACGTCTTTCACCAGAAGAGCGCGCCACCATTGAAGCAATGGCAGAGGCAGAATGCCGATCTGCATCAAATATGGTTCGTATCGTTTTTTTACGCGGGCTTCAGGAAATGCATCCCAATCAAGCAGGGAATTAATGATGAGCAAGAAAACGCAGAAGCTTTGTTTAGGGCGCCCAAGAGCTATTGATGGTTCCACTTTGGCTGTGGCGCTTTATTCACCTGATACAGGGCGCTTAGGCCAGGTACTGATTTCGGTGAGTGTTGTTGCCATTTACGGTGGGGCAGTTGAGGTGCCGCCTGAGCTTATGGAAAAGCTCAAGGGTTTATTAGCTCCAGAAAAAATCACCAGTTTTAAGCTGGGAAATACACGTTGATGATCCTGTGTTAAGAGGTGAAAGATGTCAGGCGTAACTATCAATTTAAATGTTGCGGCACCTTATTTATCGCTTAAAGAGTATGCCAGAGTTACCGGAATACCCTTCGAAACTTGCCGGGATATGGTCAAGGATGGGCGGATTATCATCAGGCCCAAAGAGCTTGCCGGAAGTAAGGTAGAAGTAAATATGGTCGCCATGCTCAAGGATGCGATAGCCAATAGTTAACGGGGATATTATGGGCCAGTTAATACAACTAAGCCGACATAGTTATATTTATCGTGGTTTTACTATTCATAAATGCCCGCGCAATTCTATTACCATGAAAACGGCATACAGCGTTTTAAGTGATGGTAATTATTTCGGCAGAGACTTTGCTTTGTCAGAAGCGATGAAAACCATAGATGCTATTCGTGAAGGGGTATCACATCAATGAACGCAGACCAGGGGCCATCCCTTGCTAGCTTGCTAAAGCAAGGCTGTCAGGTTACACACTACCGCAATTCGCGGGGCTGGATTGAATGTCCTGATGGGCGTTTTTTTAAGCCAGAACCAAACAAAGTGCAGTTTATTAAAGGAATGAGTAAACCTTATGTTTATACGAAAAAAATAAATAAAGGTTTATTTAATGCCTTGGCTGGAATGTTTAAAAAACTGATTTGAAAGTTAAGTAATAAATCAATCTCTTCTTACCAGTTTTCACTTAATTAAGTGATGACGTATTCGCTCACCCAAAATGTGAGAAATGGCATGATGAATACTGGACAGAATAGACCTGCATCGGGACGTCAGATGTTCCTTGAGCAATACGCCCGTTTACAGTCAGGGCTTAAAGTCTCTCGCACCTGCAAAACAGCTAGTCGTTATGACCTTTTAGGAGAAGACCAGCGCAAGGTGATTTTCATTCTGGCTAACGAAGCTACGGCAAAGTTTCAGGGGTTACCGCTACTGACCCGTGAGCATTTGAAGGCTGATTTTAATGACCTTGGCGAAATGGAGCGTAGATCTCTGATGCTGGGTATTAAGCGCCTTGCTGAGCTGGCTGCATCGTTGCCATGGGAATTCCCTGACCATGCCGCGCCTCGCCTTGAGGTTCAGGTGTTACGCGAATCACCCCCCACGCCGGATAGCGCAGTCAATTAACCACTGAATGATTCACCAATAGTCAGACGCTCTAACGCGTCGGGATTCCTACACCCGGGAGAAAGCAAAATGATTCGATCACTACTAAAATGGCCTGGCGGTAAAAGCCGCGTTATTCCTGAACTGCGTCCACATTTACCAAAGGCTGACTGTCTTATTGAGCCTTTTGTTGGTGGCGCATCTGTATTTCTCAATACCGATTATCGGCGCTATATCCTTGCGGATATCAACCCGGATCTGATTAACCTCTATCGAGAAGTGAAGAGCAATCCCGAGCTGGTGATTGATCTTGCGTGGCCGCTATTTGCGACAGGCAATTCAAAAGAAGAGTATTTGCAAAACCGTCGAATTTTTAACGGTACGAAAGGATTGCTTGATGCGGCACGCGCTGCGCTGTTTCTTTATCTCAACCGCCACGGCTATAACGGCGTGGTGCGTTACAATCAGAGCGGCGGTTATAACGTGCCGTTTGGTCAGCACAAAACCGCGCCTTACTTCCCGGAAGAGGAGATCCGCCAGTTTGCTGAGAAAGCCAACGATACCAAAGCTATTTTTCTCTGCTCTTCATTCCAAAACACGTTACGGGTGATGGTGGGTGCCGATGAGGTTATTTACTGCGACCCACCATACCTGCCTGCTAGCGATACAGCGAATTTCACCCAATACCATACAGACCCATTCACCGAGAGGCATCACCGCCAGCTAGTTGTTGCGCTGCTGGAAGTAAACCGTAAATACGGCGTGCCGGTCATCATTTCTAACAGCGACACAGAAGCCACTCGCAAGATCTACAAACCTTTCAAACTGCATGAAATCAGCGTGCAACGTTCTGTCAGCACTGACAAAGAAAACCGTCAAAAGGCCAAAGAGGTGATCGGCGTTCTCAAGGTTTGCGAAGGGTGCGGAATAGCTGGCGGTGGGTGTTGCCCTGATTGTGGGCCATGTTGTGGTGATTCGACTTATGGCGCGATGGTTAAAGCAGGCGTTTTTGATGAGCAGGATAGTTTCCAATGATAAGTCTAGCGAAAGATTATCTTTGCCATATTGCTAACACGGTATTCCGCTCCTATATGTGCCCATTCAATCAAGTATGGGATCTAAAACTTCTCCGGGCATTAGAAACGGGGGAGATAATACATGTGGACAAACATACTATTACATTTGCCAGTGACGGTGATGTATTAGCGGTATGGGTTGCTAATGGCTGGTATTCCTATGCGTATTTGTTTCAGTTGAATGGCGAATATGTGGATGAGAACCTACGAGTTCGACCACGCTTTAGAACAATGCGCCTGCTTCGTGAACTGGAAAAAACAATTCGCCCGGTCCCTGTTACCAAGCAAGTTTTTTATGACCGGATTGGGGGAAGCAAAGAAAAAGATGGGGGAGCGGTGGGATAATGTCCACCACTGCCAGCGGGCGTCGCGCCCCAACGCTACCGCCAGAGTTTCCGGGTAGTGCACCAGACACTACCCAATATAAATATGAATGGCAGAAACCAAAACCTGCCATTCATGTTGATAAGACTCCCGTTGTTGATCTAGTCGAGCTGGGTCAAGAACAGGAGTTTTTGGCGTGGGTGAAAGTTACCCTTGCGCCGCTACCTCGCTTTATTCGTCTGCGTCTGGCTTCCCGCATTGACAGCATTCACACCATGAAGGGCAGGCACATCGCCCGTCTGGCACTGCGCGATATCATCCGCAGGGATCTGCCACCCATCAACATGGTTAATGAGCAATACGCTATTGCGATGACCGATGAGGCTAAATCTCAGGCTGATACAGCATTCAAAGGGGTAAACCCGCTTTACCACACGTTTAACACTCTTCACGGATTGGTTGAGCGCTTGAACCGCCTGCCGGACTTCACGCCGGAAGATGTTGAGCTGCTGGCGCAGGATATTGCTATCTATATGCGGTCTGTGCTGAGCGAAGTTCACGAAACGGTAGAGACGCAGAGTGATCGCAAATATGCCGAATACCTTTACACCGAAGCGGCTATCCTCGCGCGGCTTTTCTTCCTGATGCCTCCAAGCTGGGAAAAGTATTGCCGGGGGGCGCTGTTCATTGATGAAGCGACGACCGGTATCAGCAAGATGCTGGATGATCGCTACTGGCACCGTAACCTGAAAAAGTACGCCACGCGCTGGCGTGAGCACCTGCATATTGCCTTTGGTGATGTGAAGCGGGGCGCTGCACCGTATTGCAGTAAGCACCACGTTGATGAATGGGATGCCAGACGCAAACGTAGCCGCGCGATCATGGCTCGCCTTGAGCTGGAAGACCAGGACACCAAAGAGCGCATTTCACTTATTGAGCAGATCGATAAGAGCATATCTAACCCGGCACTGCGCCGCGTTGAACTCATGACCCGTATTGGTGGTTTTGAGAAAGTTGCCACTGAAAGCGGCTATACAGGCCAGTTTTTTACACTGACTGCGCCATCCAAATACCACGCATATACCGTATTCGGTCATCGTAATGCCAAATGGAACGGTGCCAGTCCCAGAGCAACGCAGCGCTACCTTAATCGGGTATGGCAACAGATTCGTGCAGAGCTGGCCCGCCGTGAAATTCCTGTCTTTGGTCTGCGGGTGGCTGAGTCTCACCACGATGGTACGCCGCACTGGCATGGTCTGCTGTTTTCTTTGCCGGAACATTCCGCCGAACTGCTGGAAGTGATGGAAGACTACGCCACCCGCGAGGATGCGGAAGAGTTGCAGGGTAAGCACGGTAACCAACCGCGCTTTGATATGAAGCCGATCGATCATGAAATCGGCAGCGCCACCGGCTACGTGGTGAAGTACATCAGTAAGAATATTGATGGCTACGCGCTCGACGGCGAAACCGACGACGAGAGCGGCAGGCCGCTGAAAGAAACTTCAAAACATGCAACCGCTTGGGCGTCTTGCTGGGGCATCCGTCAGTTTCAGTTTTTGGGTGGGGCGCCGGTATCTGTCTGGCGTGAGTTACGCCGGTTCCGCAATCAGGAACAGGCCGACAAGATAAACCCGCTTTTTGCCGAGTTGCACCGCGCTGCGGATGCTGGCGACTGGCAGCAATACACTCAATTGCAGGGCGGGGCACTCGTTGCCCGCCGAGATTTGCCGTTACGCATCTGGTACCAGCAGAAAGACGAGCCGAATAATTACGGCGAGTATCTGGATCTTATTAAAGGTCTGGTGATGCCAAGCGCTCACATCCCACCCATTGAAACCCGCCTGCATTCCTATCGCATCGTGCGTAAGAAGCCGGAGATTTTGGACGACTCCGGGCAGGCCGTTGATTTTGATTTTGACCTTCGGGGCGCGTCTGCGCCCTCTAGGACTCGTGTCAATAACTGTACTGAGGTCAAAAAACATACAAATTCAAAGTGTGATGACTCACCTCCAGATGGGCCTGAACAGTATGAAATTGGTCAAATGACCCGTGAGCAGAAAAAACGACTCAACGAAAGCCTCAGAAACTACAAACCAGAACGGCAAAAATCGCCGGCTGATAAGTTTGAGGCATTGGCTTACGCTATTACGGCCACAGATTGCGATGATATTGACCAGGCCAGGGCGGAAAGCTACCTGAAAGTTGCTCAGGAGTTGCGTGAACAGGAAAGAAATATGCCTGCCGTTCTCCGGCCGGTCCAGGTGCCAGCTGCTAAGGTTGCGCAGCTGGATGATTTTGCCAGATCTATAGGTATGGAACCGAGTAGAGGTCAGTTAGTGTCATTACTAGGCGGTAAGCATTTGCGCATTGACGGCTATATTATATCCGCAACCAGCGCAGGTGAGCTGAGGAAGCGAGAAGATACCGGCTTCGACAGACGGACCTCCGATTTGTGGCAGAACATGAAGCTAAGCCATAATATTGACAGTAAAAATTTCAGACACGATCCCGTTGGAAGCTATGCAGAAATGTTGAAAAGGGCGGATCCGGTTGCATGGGGCAGGCTGTTTGGTAACAGAAATTAGGAGGAATGCGTATGTTTGACGAGGAACGGCGAGACCAAGAAGCAGCAGATTTTATCAGTAACAAGATAAAGCGATGTCGAAAATGTAGTAATGAACTGGATTACAAGGAAAAGTATTATTTTACAGACCGCATTTGCTGTGCTTGCAAGGGACTGGAACCCTTTGATGCTCCAGATGTTATTACTTCATCGGAAAACCCACAGCAAAAACCTCCACGCCAAGTTGAGCAAGGCAATGGCGTACGAACCAGCGCCGAGAGTGGGTTATTGAGTCGATACGCTGAATGGCAGTTGATGAATGAGAGGGCGGAAAAGAAATGGCGTGAAGAGCACCCGCCTCAAGAAAAACACTCCCCATCGTTCCGAAAAGTTATAAATACGGCAGGACCATTATCTGTTGAGCGGATCAATGAGTTGATGGCTAAGTACGATGCCAGCGAGGCTGTGGATATCAGGCAGGAGGAATTGATATCGCTGCTGTGGGAAGTGCTCTATCATCGCAAAATCACTTCAGTCTTTTGAATCAGGTTAACCTCCGTACGGAAAATAGCTCATGTGCCTCTGGCGAATTATCACGCGGTAATCTCCATTTCAGCACTAGTCGGTGTGCTGGAAGGGATCCAGATCGGGTTCGTGTAGAGCCTTAGGTATCTCGTTTGGCGGCAGGTGGCGAGATGGTTATCAACAGGCGGCTATATGCTGTGTACGAAGATACACGGATTTATAGCCGCTAGGTGATATTTTATTTTCTATCCGAGGATAAACTAGCAAATGTTGCATCTGTATACATCCACAATGCAATCGGTAATAATGTTTTTTTCTTTATGGAACACAGTCATATGTGATGACTCATCCTTAAGTCTAATTGGGATATTTTTCTCTTTAGATAGGAAGTGTTTTTTGTCTAAAGGATAAAACCAAGCAATTCTATATTCAGACTCGTGGGAAAACTGATTCGGCTTATAGAAAACAAGCTCGTCTGGTGATTTGTCTAGCCCATGTAATGTTGATGTGTCGTAATAGATGACATCTTTTCCTATGATATGAGATCCTTTTAAAAACTCAAAACAGATGCTCAAGCGTCTTTCTAATTCATCTACATCAAAGGCTATACATACATCCGCTTGGAAAGTTCTATATAGTTCATCGTCATTTCCGCGATTGCTCATGCAAAGACAATAGCAATGCCGGGGGGTAATGCTAAAAATGGGGTCGCCTACCAAATCGTTTGGATTTAATTTATATCCGTTGATTTCAAGGGTCATTTCATCTTTACGAGGAATGAATATTTTCTTCATTTCATCATCTCGCATTTTTTCATTCTCTAGCCTTGAGTAATGACTTAAATCGCTAAGGCGAATGCCATTTTCTCCTTTGATAAGTGGTTCTAGGTAAATTGACTTGCCGTATAAATACCTGACTCGCATTGCTAATCTCCGTTTGTTCATTTGTACTAGGTATACTCCATTGAATGGCAGACTAAGCGTTCTGTCAACATATGTACACGGGAAACCAATTCAAGCGCTGATGGTGTTTAATATGCTGATATTTAGTGGGGGCGACAGAAAATTTTGGTGCGCTTTCCCGGCAGGAAAAGAGGAAACTGGCGCAGCGGCTTAGTGACGATGTACGAAGTAAACGTAAAATGCGGCCACAAGAACGAGAAGAGGGTGCCGTGCTATCAGTAAAAGAGCAGTAGGTCAGTGAACTGCTTGCTCTGCGTGGGTTTGATGCCAGCATTGGAATGATCAGATCGGTGATGGCCGGGGCGTCAGTGGCGTGCGGTGAGCTTGTTATGACCGTGCAGGAGGGGCGGCTGGTATCACACAACCGCGCCGCGTCTGGGCTGAATAAGCTGCCGTCGCAGGTGATGGCAGCGAAGAAAAAGACAAATGACCTCGTGTTCAGGATGAAGGCTGCGTTTTCGGGACGAAAGTAGGGCGCATACCTGTATAGTTTCTAATGTTGCAAAAGGTAATATCCTGTTGCTTTATCTATTAAAGTATTGACTTTAATTCCAACTTTACCTTTGTTAATAGACGTTACATTTTTTTTGTCTACTTGCATGCTAAGTATGTCTAGCTTATGCCAATGACATTCGTTGTCACAGATAATAATATAGTCTGCATCTTTAATTAAGATAGATTCAGTGTCACCTAGATCGAATGAATATACACTGTGATTCGTGTATTCATGTGGTTTTGGTAATTTTATTAAACTGTGTTTAAAATCTAAAAGGCCATCTTTTAAAAAGGCTTCTTTGACCTGTTCTTTTTTTAAAATCCCAAGCTCTATCATATGGTAGACTTGGAAAAGTTCATAAGTATAAGTCATGCCGCGAAGTGCAATTTCAGCATCTTCTATTTGTTTCTCGTTGAATGGCGGTAATGATCGTAGGAGCGGTGCTTTGTAACGCTGGTTATTGACTATATATACCCCATGAAAATTATGTTCGGGGTTGGCTTTTCTATTTCTTAGGACGATTTTTGATATTTGTGAGCATTGCGCATCTGTAGATGTTCCTCCTATTCCTTTTACTTCAAAAAGGAGTGTCGTGTCTTTTCCGTCAATTCTAAGGTCTTCTTCAAAAATCTCGCCATCTTTTACATGTTCATCTGGATTTTGTACATTATCGAATTCTATATATGATAAGAACCATTGAACAGCATAGACTAATGCATCATCGGTTTCTTTTAAAAGGTTTTTAAGAAGCTGGTTTTCCGTTTTTTCTCTTGTTTTATTAAGTTCTTGCGCGATTGTTTTTTTATCGTTTTCGTATTGAGTGTCAATTTCATTAGAACGAATAATAATATCTTTTTCTTCTTTTGATATATATGAGAAATCATTCTCCCAATTAAAGCTACCATGGTCAGGGAATATTTCGGAAAGGAAAGGTATATCTGGCAATATGTTGGTTAGTAGATCAAGTAAAAGCTCGCTCTTTGTTTTTATGTCTGGAAGAAATATGTAGAAAGCATTATCTTCAACCCTACACAATGAGATTGTTTCTTCACTTTCGTTTGTTAGAAGTACTACATTTTTTTGGTTTGTCGCCTCGAATATTACATTGTAGGTAAGTCCGTCAGAATGCTTAATAATGCTTTGGTGCAACGGGCTTAATCTGATGTCTGAAGGTTTATTGTATCTTGAGCCGTGTTTTGCAACTGGCCTAATATAAAGGCCAAAATTAAATGTTGTTGATCTGAACTCAGCATAATTGTTCAGTTTTTCGTTGATTAAATAATATGATTCGGCATTCGATTGATTACAAAATACAATTATACATCTTTTCTTACTGCCTGAATTAACATGCTGACTAATTTGCATTATATCAAATGGCATTAAATCAACATGCGGAGGGAGTCTTTGGAAGTAAAGAGAGAAAGGGAAGCCCTCATCATGTTTTAGTGTTGGTGCATCTTGAGTGTCGATGATGACTATATCTGATTCATGTAAATCGGGCGGTATATCGTGGGAAAAACTACATTCTTGTTTAAGTAAACCAGTGTCTCTCTTGAAATGGTATTTCCCATTTAGCTTATGATGGTCAGTACTAAATCCCGCCCTTGAAAGAGTATTGATAACATCCTCATCAACATTGAATAAAGAGACTTTAGGTATTTTGTTGTTCATCCTATCCTATTCCATTACTAGTTCTTTCGGTGTGTACGATTGTGGCAAAGTCGCAATTGAGCATCATATCTGTTATTGACGACTGAAATGCTATTGTAATCAATGCGAAAAAGTGCACAAGTATGTACAACAAATTGTGTGTCACAATTCCACCTCTAAGCGGAGTGCTACCTGCCGTGGAATGAGTGCACATTTGTTCAAAAAGGAGGGCCTGTCGGGGTAAGCCTACCGTCTCGTAGGGGTTAGGTTCCGCATAGAGGCTGGCGAACTTATCCAAAAACTTTCTCATAATAATCCCCCTTGAAAGCATTTCGTAGTTCACTGATTGGTAAAGATTCACTAATTAGTGAAGTAATACGAGAAAATTATCCTAAGGCAATTAGTAGTTAAATTGATGGGGCTTTTGAAACTGCAAAATACTGCACAAATTTGCACAATTTTTTGGATGCACTTTACCCCCTTTCAGCCCTATGCCCGCGCGGCCTGGCCCCGGATCGGCAAATGCACGAAAAACGAAGCGAATGTCGCGCGCAGGTGACGGGGGAACAGCCCACGCGCCGACCCCAGGGGAGGGGGTGCCCGGCATTGCCACAATCCGGCCTCTTTCGCCCTCAGCGCACGTTGTTCGGCTTTCCAGTGGCGCACGGGGTTGGATACGGCTCAGCACCCGCCAGAAGGGCGCTCAGGCGGTCTGAGTGACAGAGATAAAAGGTGATCTTCAAAGAGGGTGTGACGGGTGATCGGATGTGTCGGGCGTTGAAAAATACTGAAGGAATACCGCCGCAGGCCGTGCGACGGTCGATGTGGGTTACTTATCTTCGAGTAGGGCGTAAGAGTTAAAGCGGATCACGTCCATACCCAGCCAGTCATTTACACTCTTCATTGCTTCCATTACCGGCAGCATTTCGTTAATCGCAAAGACGCGTGCAGCCTTCTCAATGTCACCGAGCGAGCCGGTTCCCTCCGGCATTGAGCCCATCAGCTGCGGCGGGATGCGGTGCGCATCACGGAGATCGCTTCGTGTTGCTGATTTGATATTCAAAAACTCATCCTTCGCAGATATCTGGCTGAACGGCAGCAGCTGCACGCCGTCTTTACCGCCGCCAGGTGCGTGGATCAATACGTTCTTAAATGCGCCTTTTCCTCTGGCCTCCGATAGCGTTTTTTGCACAACCTTGATGCTTTCCGGGTCAACCTGTGAGGCACCCACATAGAGAATGCACCCGGCATGTGAGCCGTTGTCATAGTAGAGCTTGCGGAATTTGTCGGCAGAGTGGGACAGGCTGGCCGAGAGCAGCGCCGCCATATATTCCGGCATCCCGTAGATTTCCTGATGAATGTCAGGGTTCATCACGTGGCAGACCTCGCCCGCTTTAAACTCGTGCTCATCTTTCCACTGTCGGATAAACCAGTAGGTATCAAGGTCACTGCCACGCCGCGTATTTAATGCAGGCACATGCTGAAGTTTGAGCGGCCCACCCAGGCGGTTAGTCCGGCGTTCAAGATAGGCGTTCCCGAAGACAAACCAGTCCAGCGCAAACGCAGAGAAGGCTTGCCGGGAGAGCAACGGATGAGGGATAAAGCACCCGGTCAGCACATTACGTTTAAAGTAGAGTGCAGACTGGTGAAGTGGCGACTGTGAGAATGCCCGCGTGAAGCCTTTCCAGTCGACTGGCGTCTCGTAGTACCGGCCATTATCGACGCAGCACATGCTATCAAGCAGATCATAGGCGTCAGTGACCGAATACGGGCCATCAAAAGTAAAGGCGCTGAGAGACGGATCCCCTTTCAGGGTGTCGGCAATATCAGTCTGGCCGGAACTGCCATTACTGACAGTATGCTTGTTGTTGTATCGGCGCTTCGTCATCAGAACTCCATCGCAAAACCACCGGTGCCACTCTCCTGGCCCAACGGTTCGTTAATAATTGCGAGCATATTTGCCCAGGCCAGATCGCCATGGCTGACACCGCGTGAACGGTCAGTGTCATAGGTAATAAAACCGCCAGGGGTTTTCACTTTTCTGACGGCGTTGAATGCATTGATCAGGTCACGTTCGCCGCGGTCATACTCCCAGCGACCGGCGCGGATGGCCTGGAGCATTTTCAGCACCAGGGCACGCTTTGAGGTCAGGTTAAAGGTGTACGGCACCGCCATAGGGAAGAACTTCTTCACTATCTGATAGACGGCCTCACCGTTGCCACCCGTCACATCAATGCCGATATGCTGCACGTTGTATTTGAATGTGAAGTTTTCGATAACTTTCGCCTGCTCTTCAAACTCCAGCCCCTGCACCTGAAGGGTTTCAATCGTGCGGAATTTACCGCCAGGAACCAGCGGTGGCACCACAACGGCAACCCCGCCGCTGTCACCGTTGCCACTGCTGCCGTTGGCATCGTAACCGAGCCATACCGGACGATTACCCATTGGTCTGGCGGCAAAGGGTTTCCAGTCCGGCCATTCGTCATACCCGTCAGCGCCGCAACCGATCAGAGCGTTCAGGCTGAAGGCTGATTCACCATCCCGGACGAACTCGCACATGTAGAGGTTAAGGAATTCATCCTCGCTGTTTTCATCCTGAATCTCTTCAAGGTCTGTGTATTCCCAGCCACGCGCGATAACATCTTTCAGCGTGACAATTTGGCGCCAGGTTTTGTCCGGGCATAGCAGCCCGCTGTTGAGTGTTTTCCAGGTCACATCAAACGCTTTACGCTGTGCTTTGGGGCGCTTTTCATTCCACCTGTCTCCCGTCCAGAACGGGTAAGCCTCATGGGTTTCACCTGACGGCGTGGAGAAGTAAGTACGGGTCAGCCCCTTCAGTGTTGCCATCGCCCCCGCGACTTTACGCAGGTTGGTGAAGTTACTGACCCAAAAGAACTCGTCAAATTTCAGGTTACCCGTGTATGACTGTGCTGTTGCCGCAGACGTGCCGAGGAAATGCAGCTCTGCGCCGTTACTGAGTACGATTTTGTCACCGCCTTTCAGCTCGACGTCTACCTCTTCCGCCACCTTCTGAATAAATCCCCTGAACTGGTGCGCCTGGCGGCGGGATGCTGACAGAAAGATTTGATTACGCTGGTAGGGATATTTCACATCGTCACGCAGCGCATCAAGCAGCGCTTCGCGGGCAAAATACCAGGTTGCGCCAATCTGGCGTGATTTCAGTATCATGCGGTTTCGGTGGTGGCGGTTCTCGTACCATTCGCGCTGATGGCTGGACAGGGAGTCCATTATTTTTTCCCGCAGTGCGACAATCTGTTCTTCGCTGAAGTGGTTTTTCAGTTTGCGCTTGCGGGGCTTTTTACCTGCTACAGCACCTGCCGATTGCCCGTCTGACAGTTTTTTCAGTTGACGGGTTAGCAGATCAATCTCTTTGAAGTCTCCCCCTGTCTTTTCTTTCTTGTCCGTGAGCTGGATCAGGCGCGCATCCATGGACTGGCTGACGCGCTGCATTGGGGGCGTTTCGTCCCATTCGTCGCGTTTCTTCCAGGCATAAATTGTGTTTTGATTAATACCCATCAGGCGTGAAATCTCCGCTGGCGGGTAGCCCTGCCAGTAAAGTTGTCTTGCCCTCTGACGTACAAAAGCGTCCTGTATCATCTTCCCTCCACCGTTCATGGGGGGAAGATTACCCCGCGCGCGATCCCGCTATCGCCCCCTTTATGGTCTGGCCTTTCTCTGACAACAAAACCTCGTTGAGACAGCAAGTTACGCTCTGCCATCATGGCCGGACAGAAACCACTCAACAGGATTAACGACATGGCTAGCGCAGCTAAACCAGCCCGCAAAAAATTCCGCGTTGCTGTCTCCGGGGCAACCGTTGACGGGCGTGAGATTAGACCGGAGCACCTCCGCGACGCGGCAGCAAACTACAGCCCTGAAGTGTATGGCGCCCGCGTCAACGTGGAGCACTATCTTTCACCGTTCCCCGGCAGTGATTTCGGTGCGATGGGGGATGTGACGGCCCTGAGTGCTGAAGATATCAGCGAAGGCCCACTCGCTGGCCGAACTGCTCTTTATGCCGAGATTGAACCTTCCGAGCGCATGAAGAAGCTGACGGAAGAAGGTAAGAAAATTTACTCCAGCATTGAGCTGCACCCGCAGTTTGCCCTTAACGGTAAGGCCTATGTCATGGGGCTGGCTATGACCGATACCCCGGCGAGCTTGGGCACCGAGCGCCTGAAGTTTGCCGCGCAGCAGCGCCAGCAGGTTATGTCCTTCAACAATCAGCAGGGTGAGGCCCCGCTGTTCACCGATGCTATTGAAGCGGAAATTATCGAACTGGCCGAGCAGCGCAGCGATGAGGGTAAGCAGTGGTTCAGCCGCGTCATGGGGATTATCGGTAAAGGCCGTAAATCTGACGGTGAACAGTTCAGCCAGGTGCGTGATGCCGTGGAGAACGTGGCGCAGTCACATGCTGATCTGCTGGACAGCTTCAATGATTTGAGTCGCGCCCGACAGCAGGACAGCCAGGCCATTCAGAAGCTGACAACCGAGCTTGCCGCGCTGACAAGCAAGCTGAGCAACGCCGATGCTGACTTCAGCAGCCGGGCGCCAGCCAGCGGCGGCAATAACGCACAGCTGGCTGATTACTGATATTCACAAAGAGAGCAGAGAACATGGAAAACAATACCCGCCAGCTGTTTGATCAGTACATCGCCCGGCAGGCACAGCTCAACGGCGTATCAACAGCCGCTGTTGCTGCAAAATTTGCTGTAGATCCATCCCGTCAACAGCGACTGGAACAGGCTGCGCAACAGGATGATTCTTTCCTGAGCAAAATTAATGTGTTCCCCGTCAACCAGCAGATCGGACAGAAAGTGCTGATCGGCAGTAAAGGCCCAATGGCTGGCGTAAACAACGGTGTCAACAGCCGACGCAACCCAGGCTCTAACCATTCAATGGAGCCATTCGACTACATGTGCCGCAAGGTCAACTATGACTACGGCATTGGCTATGAACAGCTTGATGCCTGGGCGCATATGCCGGATTTCCAGCCGCTGATTAGCAAGGCAATGGCTCGCCAGATGTCGCTGGATCGCATCATGATTGGCTTTAACGGTGTGAAGTACAGCGACCCGTCAGACCGTGCCGCTAACCCACTATTGCAGGACTGCGGTATTGGCTGGCTGGAAAAAATCCGTAAGGAAGCGCCGCACCGCGTTATTTCCGGCGTAACGGTGACGGCCCGTGACGAAGATAACAAAGTTATTGCAAAAGGCACTTATGGCAACCTGGGAGCTGCCGTGTATGACGCCAAAAATAGCCTCATGGATGAATGGCACAAACGCAACCCGGATAACGTCGTGATCCTGGCGGGCGATTTGCTGACAACCAGTAATTTCCCGGCAATTAACGCCATGAGCCAGACCAACCCGAATACCGAAATGCTGGCCGGTCAGCTGATTGTCGCGCAGGAGCGCGTAGGCAACATGCCGACCTTTATCGCGCCCTACTTCCCGGTAAATGGCGTGCTGATCACACCATTCAAAAACCTGTCGATTTACTACCAGCGCGGCGGTCTGCGTCGGACGATTAAAGAAGAGCCGGAGTACAACCGTGTTGCAACGTACCAGTCCTCAAATGATGACTTCGTCATTGAAGACTACGGCAATGTTGCGTTCATTGACGGCATTCAGTTCGCCCAGGCCGAACAGGCAGGTGAGTGACAGAAGCGGCGGGGCATTGCCCCGCCATAACGGGGAGAAGTGACGATGTTAACACCGGCACAACGACATTTTCAGAAGGTCATGGCAGAACGCCGGGGCCAGGCGGATGAAGAATCCGATATCCAGCGCACCGCGCATGAGCAAATTCTGCATCGCCTGCGTATGGACTTGTCCCGCCTGAGCGGCGTGCAGTCCGAAGAAACCAAAGCCGAAATGAAGAAATCCATGCTGCCTGAATACGAGGGATGGATTGAAGGCACGCTTGACGGCGATAGCGGGCGGCAGGATGAAGTCATTACCCGGCTGATGGTCTGGGCGATTGACTGCCGTGATTATGTGCTTGTGATGAAGCTGGGGCGCTATGTGGTGCGCCACGGGCTGACACTGCCGGATAACTTCAACCGCACGGCAGCAACATTCCTGACCGAAGAAATGAGCAAACCACTGTTGACGCTCGCGGCTGCTGATGCTGACGCTGATTTATCGTCCGGTATCGCTGTGCTTGACGAAGTGGCGGAGATTGTCGCCGACAGTGATATGCCGGATGTGGTGCGCGCCAAGTTGTGCAAGGCCCGCGCGCTTTCCCGCCGTGGTGCGACTGATATCACGACCAAAGCGGAAGCGCTGAAGCTGTTCCGGGAAGCGCTGTTGCGAAACCCTAACGCCGGGGTGAAAAAAGAGATTGCCACGCTCGCCCGTGAACTCAAAAAACTGCATATGGAAAGCGGCTCGGGGGGCGAAGATCAGGATGACACCGTTACAACTGACACTGCTGCAGCGACATCCGAAGAAGCTGAAAAAACTGCCGGTACTTCTGCTAAGACCGCAGCGCCCCGTAAATCCACGCGCAAGACGCCAGCGGGTAAAGCATCAACCCGTAAAACAACACGCGGAAGCAAGAATTAACGACTTCGGCCCCGTCCGACAGGCGGCGCGAGCGGATATCTGCCCTTTTACGGTCTTTTAACCGCTCGCCCACCGCCTGATTTTTGGGAGATGAGTGCATGAGTAGCCTTGTGGCAAATAAGCGCGTGCTGCCAGCAGGGAGTGATACCCCGGATGTTGATGACGGTGACACCTCGGTTAGCGCCGGGGATTTCTGGCCGGTGATTAAGCTGGGAGAGCTTCGCCTTGCGGCACGCATCACGGGAGGCATCACCACATCCAGGCTGATGCACGCCACCACGGAGGCCGTGGCTCACGCAACCGACCAGTTACGGGACTGGCGGGCAGTGCAGGTCAAGGCAGGGTTTGAAACCCTGGAAGATGTGCCTTCGGTCTCTCCGTCTGGTGATGCTGAAAAGCTGATCATCAACGGTGAAAACGTGAAGGTGTATCGCTTCCGCCGTGCGGTCTATTCCATCGCCCGCGCGCTGGTACTGGAAGGTTATCGCGATGTGGATACCACCCCAAAAGGTGATAAAGACGCCGCCAGCCTTGACCAACAACGGGATGATCTCTGGCGGGATGCGCGGTGGAGTATTGCCGATATTCGCGATGAGACTCGCCTCTATGCGGAGCTGTGCTGATGAAAGTCCAGGCGTTGCAGGGGGATACCGTGGATTTGCTTTGCTGGCGCCATTACGGCACCACGCAGGGCATCACTGAAAAGGTATTAGCCGCTAACCCAGGGCTGAGCAAGCTTCTTTTTTTGAATGCCGGTCAGGCTGTTGAACTGCCGGAGCTGCCCCCGCCAGGCCAGCGGAAAACCGTGCAACTTTGGGATTAAGAGGTTGCCATGAGCGACGTACCTACGGGGATGCTGGAACAAACAATGAAATGGATTGCTACATATCTGCCGACTCTATACGCCGCAGGTGCGGCATTAAGCATATCGGCGCTGATGAGTCTGTATGACGGCCAGTCAATGCTAAAAACCGCCACCGGTTCACTGGTCTGCGGGATTGTTACGCTGGCGGTGGCCGGATCGCTTGAATATCTGGGCCTGCCGTCCAATGCCGTGACCTTTGTCGGGGCGTCAATTGGTTTTATGGGGGCTGACAAGGTACGCAACAAAGTGACCGGTTTTATTGAAGCCCGATTCGGGGGAGCGAAAGAGAATGAGTGAATTTACCTTCAGCCAGAGAAGTGAAAATAACCTGAAAGGTGTCAACGCTGACCTTGTGAAAGTCGTCCGTCGCGCCCTTCAATTATCCACCGTTGATTTTGGTATCACCGAAGGGCTTCGCTCCGCAGCTCGGCAAAAGCAGCTCGTTGCTGAGGGCAAAAGCCAGACGATGAACAGCAGGCATCTTTCAGGCCATGCGGTTGACGTGTTTGCGTACCCCACGCCGTCAGGCTCATGGGAGTGGAAGTATTACCAGCAAATTTCCGACGCCTTTAAACAAGCGGGCAAGGAACTGAATATTCCCGTTGAGTGGGGCGGTGACTGGAAAACCCTGAAAGACGGCCCGCACTTCCAGCTACCTTACGCGGTTTACCCTGCATGATCCCGGCCTGGTTAGTCCGGCACTGGCGCGGCCTCCTGGTGGCGTTCGTGCTGGCCGCGACTTTCTTTTCCGGCTCATGGTTCGGTGCCCGTCAGGCGAATGCAGGCTGGGCGCTGAAGTGGGAGCAACGTAATACAAATGATGCTGCGTCGCTGGCTAAGCGACAGGCAGAAGCCAGGGCAGAAGAACAACGCCGACAGGGTGAAATTGATGCGATTAGAAAACAAGTCAGCCAGCAGTTGGCTGGCGTGCAGGCTGATGCAGATCGTGCCCGTGCTGCTTCTCGTGGGCTGCATGACAAGGCCGACCAGCTCGCCCGTAAGCTGGCAGAACGTGAACGCGCCTGTAGTGCCGGCACTCCCGGCAGAGGCAAGGCAGAAACCAGCGGAGCCGTATTGCTCGCCGACCTGTTCCGTCGCGCTGATGAGCGAGCGGGATATCTGGCAAGAGAGGCTGATGAAGCAAGAGCCAGAGGGCGAGCCTGCGAGGCCGCTTTCGATTCAATAGCGACGCCGTCACAGAGGTAACGTCATGCTTAAAGCCGACTCCCTGCGTGAAACCCTGACCAGGGCAAACAAATGGTGCAGAGCCAATCCTGAAGCTTTCACTGTTTTTGTGGAAGAGGGGAACATTGAGACGACCGGCGAGACGCCTTCGTTTATGTACCGCTATACCCTCGTGCTGTTTGTGATGAATTTTGCCGGTGATATTGATGATTTCACGCTGCCGCTTATGGCCTGGCTCTGGCACAACCAGCCAGACCTGTTGTTAAACCCGGAGAAGAACCGGGACATTAAATTCACGACAGTCATCAACAACGACGACACCGCCGACATTCTGTTCGAAATGCCAATACGTGAGCGCGTCAGGGTCACGCTGGATGAAAACGGGATCCCCCGCGCTGAGCATTTGCCGGAACCTAAACCCCGCATTGTTTCTGACGGGGATGACTGGCGGGGCATCTTTGATGCTGTGACGTGGGAGGTGGACAGTGAGCAGTGATTTGTTCCGCGAACTGGATCAGGTATTCAGCGACATACTGGCGGGCGCTTCGCCGTCCGGGCGTATGCAGACAGCCCGTGCCGTTGGGCAGGCGCTCCGCCGCAGCCAGCAGCAACGCATCAAAGCCCAGCAAAACCCGGAAGGCTCACCCTATGCGACACGTCGCCGCAGGGTACTGCGTTCACAGCAGGGCATTGTTTTCGTCTGGCAGGGAGAAGTTCGTCGCCTCAAGAACTGGCACGGTGGGCGTGGAAAATACGGTCGCACCATTACCGGCTTTGACGAAGAGCGCGGCGATATTCGCACGTTTTATCGCAGCGACATTGAACGCTATATCGAAATTAATACGCGCTCATTACGCCGCAATACCACGAAGAAAGTACCGATGTTCCAGCGTCTGCGTAACTACCGTTTCCTCAAGATGCGCGCTGATGCAACCGGGGCATCCGTGGGTTATGACGGCGTGGCCGCACGGATTGCCCGCGTGCACCAGTACGGGCAGCGCGATCAGGTCGGGACAGGGGCGTTTGCTAAATATCCGGTGCGTGAGCTGTTGGGCTTTACCGGCGCTGATGAACGTACGATTACGGAACAGGTGGTTAACAGCCTGGGGAGTGCCACCCGATGAGTGCCGAACTGCTCCGCCTGCTGGAGAATATTCTTCGTGTAGGCGTCATTATCGCGGTCGATGAGGAACGCTGGCTTGTGCGGGTGCAAAGCGGCGAGCTTCAGACCGACTGGTTACGTTGGAATACAACGCGTGCCGGAGCCTTCAGTATCTGGATACCGCCTTCAGTCGGTGAACAGGTCTGGCTGGGCTGTATTGGTGGCAACCCAGAAACGGCGGTCATTATCGGCAGCTTGTACAGCAGCGATAACCCTGCCCCTGGCGGGAGCCTGCAAGAAGTCGTGCTGACCGCGCCAGACGGTGCGTCGTTTCGCTATGACGCCAATGCGGGCGAGCTGGAAGTCAAGGGCGTTAAGAGCGCGCATATAAGCGCATCCGTCAAAGTTACGCTTGATACCCCCCTGGTGGAGTGTGCGGGCCATTTGAAAACGCAGACATTTGAAGCGGTGAAAGGCGGCACGATGAAGGGTGATATTTCCCATTCTGATGGCTCGCTTTCGTCTAATGGCGTGACGCTTCACTCACACGTACATGGCGGTGTGCAGGGTGGCAATAGCAACACCCAGGGGCCGCAATGACAGTGCGTTATACAGGGATGAACCCGAACAGCACCGGCCAGCTTACCGATACCGATCAGCTGTGGAATTCAGTACGCGACGTGCTGACCACGCCGCTGGCAAGCCGGGTAATGCGCAGGGATTACGGTAGCCTGCTGCCGGACCTGCTTGATTCGCCGCAGAACGAAACAACCCGCCTGCAATGCATGAGCGCGGCGGTGATTGCCCTGGCGATGTGGGAACCGCGTATCGCCCTGAATGGCATCAATATCAGTTATTCAAAGGATGGTGCTGTTAACGCTGAGCTGGTCGGCATTATCACCGAAACCATGCAGACGGCAGGCACAACGCTAACGATCAGGAGTGGCAGCAATGGCAACCGTTGATTTATCGCAGCTACCGCAGCCTCAGATTATCGAAGTTCTGGACTTTGAAGTCACTCTCAGCGAGGTCAAAACCGTCATGCTTGCGGCATTCCCGCAGGAACAGCAGGCATCCGTTGCCGCCGCGCTGGAGCTGGAGTCGGAACCGCTGAACGTGATCGCCCAGGTGGTTGCCTACCGTGAAATGATGCTCAGGCAGCGGATTAATGACGGTGCAGCGGCGTGCATGTTGAGCCATGCCGTATCGTCCGATCTTGATAATCTCGCAGCAAACCTGAACACCGAACGTCTGATCATCACCCCGGAGACGGCAACCACTGACGCGGTAACGGAAAGTGATACGTCATTGCGACTACGTGCGCAGGCCGCATTTGAAGGGCTGAGCGTGGCGGGGCCAACAGGTGCATATGAATATTTTGCCAAAAGTGCCAGCGGCAAAGTGGCGGACGCCAAAGCGATCAGCCCATCGCCAGCCGTGGTGGTGGTTTCGGTGCTGTCCACCGAAGGTGACGGCTCCGCCAGTGCGGAATTGCTGGCTACCGTCGACAAGGCGCTTTCTGCCGATGATAAGCGGCCGGTCGCTGACCGTCTTACCGTGCAGGCGGCGGAAATCGTGAATTATAAGATTAACGCTCTGCTCTATTTCTACCCTGGTCCGGAGTCTGAGCCCATTCATAACGCTGCGCAGCTCTCGCTTCAGTCCTGGCTGAAGGCACAGGGAAAAATTGGCCGTGATGTTGCGCGTTCCGCCATTATGGCGGCGCTACATGTTCAGGGTGTCCAGCGGGTTGAAGTGCTTGAGCCTGCCAGCGATATCGCTACTGATGATACGCAGGCGGCGCGGTGCGAATCCTTTGCTATCGGTAGCGGGGGAACGGATGAATAACAATATGCTGCCGCCTTCAGCCAGTGGCTTTATGCGTAACACAGAGAAAGTGACGGAACGGATCACCGGCACCCCCGTTAACCTTCGTAAGCTGTGGAACGCGGATGAATGCCCTGTCGACCTGCTTCCCTACCTTGCCTGGGCGCTGTCCGTTGATCGCTGGGATAAAAACTGGTCGGAGCAAACTAAACGGCAGGTGATAAAGGCGGCCTGGTTGGTTCACCGCCAGAAAGGCACGATTTCCGCTTTGCGCCGCGTCGTCGAACCGTTCGGCTTTCTTCTGCGTGTGATCGAATGGTGGCAAAGCGGCGAAGAGCCGGGAACCTTCAAATTAGAAATCGGCATTCAGGACCAGGGGATAACAGAGGAAACCTATCGGGAGCTTGAACGCCTTATTGACGATGCCAAACCGAGAAGCCGTCACCTTACCGGCCTGTCTCTTTCATTGCAGGCCCAGGGGTACGCAACGGTAGGCGCCGGTTGTTATATCGGCGATACGCTGACCGTTTATCCCTATTTCCCTGAAACCCTATCCGTGGGCGGTGGCGACTACACCGGCGCGGCAGTCCATTTAATTGATACTGTGGAGATCGCAAGTGGCGACTAAATATTTTGCCCTGTTAACCAACATAGGGGCGGCAAAGCTGGCAAACGCCACGGCATTGGGTGCACAAGTTGAGATCACCCAGATGGCTGTGGGTGATGGCAATGGCGTGTTACCCACGCCAAACCCGGCGCAAACTGCGCTTGTGCATGAACAACGCCGGGCACCACTGAATATGCTGACCATTGACCCGGTAAACATCAGCCAGATTATTGCCGAGCTGGTGATCCCTGAGAATGTCGGCGGGTGGTGGGTTCGCGAAATAGGGTTGTTTGATAAAGACGGCGATATGATTGCGGTCGCTAACTGTGCTGAAACCTATAAGCCGCAGTTACAGGAAGGTAGCGGGCGCGTGCAGGTCATCCGTGTGATCCTGATTGTCAGCAGCACCGAGGCGGTGACGCTGAAAATCGACCCGTCCGTGGTACTGGCAACCCGTAAATATGTTGATGATGCTGTCATAGAAGTTAAGTCATATATTGATCGGCAGCTGGCGGTGCATATTGCCGCGGATGATCCACATACGCAGTATTTGCTTGAATCGGATTTTGATAAATATTTTCCGGCAGGTTTTCCGCTTCCGTGGCCGAAGGTAACGCCGCCAGACGGCTGGCTTAAATGCAATGGTGCAACGTTCGATAAAGCTAAATATCCTCTCCTGGGCATGGTTTATCCCTCGGGGGCACTTCCTGATTTACGCGGTGAGTTTATTCGTGGCTGGGATGATGGTCGCGGCATTGATGCCGGTCGTGCTCTTTTGTCTGCTCAGGCGGGGATGATAGAACGCCACGAGCATAAAGTTCATCGTCGTCAGGATGATGCGTTTGTTAACCAGTCGCCCAACGCCGACAGCCCCGGAGCTGATCATTTGTCTATTGTTCATTCGAAGACTGTAATTCCTGGCGGCGATGTCGATACGCTATACGCAACCCCTACAGGGGGAAGCGAAACAAGGCCCCGCAACATTGCATTTAACTACATCGTGAGGGCTGTATAATGACGAAAGCAAAATTAAACGACGAACTTATTGCTACGGTGGCCGGGGAAATTGCCGTATTTAATTACGATGGCGATACACGCGAATATCTTTCTTCGTCCTTTGAATATCTGCCCGTTGGCGTAGGTATTCCTGCTAACTCATGCGTTGACGCACCCGGTGAAAACAAAGTGGGTTTAGCTATTTGCCGGACAGCGGATTTTACCAGCTGGGAATACGTCGCCGATCACCGTGGTGAAAAGGTATACAGCACTGAATCAGGTGAGGCGGTAATCGTTGCTTTACCAGGCAATTACCCGGAAGGCACGACCACACAGGCACCATACACACCTTATGATAAGTGGAACGGTACTGAGTGGGTGACTGATGCTGAAGCGCAGCACGCGGCAAATGTGGAAGCAGCAAAGCAACAGAAAGCCGCCTTACTGATTGAGGCGCAGGCAACGATCAGTCTTTGGCAGACGGAGCTACAATTAGACATTATCAGCAATGAAGATAATGCCAGGCTGATAGCTTGGATGAAATACATCAAGGCAGTGCAGGCGGTGGATACGTCCAAATCACCTGATATCAACTGGCCGGCGAAGCCTGAATAAAGCCTGATTCCGGCACGCACTGCCATTTCTAACGGTGTTGGCCGTGCGTATCGAGTACAGCTATTTCTGACAGTGCCGCAGCAATGCCAGCTATAACAGTGTTAGATAAAAAAGAAGCGGGCGATTGCCCGCTTTAGTTTTATGTGGGTGATGTCAGAACAGGCCAGAAAGCTTACTGCTGGCAGCGTTAAAGGCAGACGTGGCTTTATCTTTCAGGCCTGAAAGCAGGTCGCCAACCGACGACGCTTGGAGACGCTCGCGCAGGTCTTCATCACAGCGCTGGAAACTTATCGAAAACTCTATTTTTTTCGCCTTTCCGTAACGGTCAAACTCTGTGTGTGTCGCCTGTAGCCCGGTCAGCACATACATCCCGTAAATCTGCCCAGCACCACTGATGAGCGGCCAGGGTCGCCCGGTGTAAGCCTGCGTCGCCAGCAGCGTGAGAGATACATCGCCGCCCGTAATTTCAGGGTAAAGTACACCGTTCAAATTCACCTGCGTTTCACCAGCGCCAATGTACTGCCATTTAGCCGATCGGTTGATGCGATCATTTTTGACGTGGCGCCAGTTCAGTGAATGTTGAAGTTGCTGATAAGGCAGCGTCCTCAACTCAAATACAAACATTCCGTATACCATCATCATGGTGCTGTCCTCTCTTAATCTCTGTCTTTGAAACTGCCCCGGCTGAGCCGTTCACGGCGGGCCAGCTCTGCATTTACCGCATCGGCGGCTATCCGCCCGATTTCGCGCGCGTCCTGCCGGTCAACACCGTGCAGGTGAACATGAATTTCACCCGTAAAACCGCCACTGACAGCTGGCGCGCTGCTGGCACCACGGCTGACAGGCTGAAGTTCAGCCTGCCTCACGGGCAAGGAAGCCGCGACCACGGCAGGACGGGCACTTAATCCGCCTGCCGTAGTCGTGCTGGCAAGGCGCGATTCCTGCCACTCTCCACGGACGGCCAGGGCGCGAGGCAGGTTCTTAAAGACGATATCGCCGGGGCCGATTTTCTTCGTATTGTCGGCTGTCGTTTTGGTGTTGTTATCAATGCTCTGCAACCGGCGCATGGTGCCGTTATCACCGGTCAGCGGTGATGCCGGTTGCGCTGCCCCAGGAGGAGGCGTTTTCACCTCAACCTTTTTGGGGGCCACCTTCGTAATATCACCCTGAAGAAGCGCTACCTTGTCCTGAAGCACTGCCATTCGCTGAGCATCTTCTATCTTCTTCCGTGCTTTCTCCGCTTCGTCAGGCAGTACACCAAGCTTCTCAAGTATCCATGCCAGTGTGTCCAGCAACATTTTCGCGGGTGCCAGGACAAGCTGTAGAGCACCACCCAGGACGTTACCGAAGATTTCACCGGCACTGGCGCATTTATCCAGCGTTTCCTTGCTGGCCTCCATCGGCGTAAGGAGCGACCTGAACCAGTTAAACACCTGGCTAATACCGTTCCCGATGGCATCAAAGACAGGGCTGAAACTCTCAAAGGTTTCACGCAGCGGGGCAAGCTTTTCCATAATTCCGGTAAAGACCCCAATGAAAAATGCCTTAATAGGATCCCAGTATTTCCAGATAAGCAGGCCCGCCGCGACAAATGCCGCGACCACTAAACCAATCGGGCTAAACAGCAGGGACAGTGCCCCGCCCAGCATTGAAACAGCAGACGTTACCAGCCCCCATAACGCTGGCAGGCCAGTCAGGCGCAGGGCAAACATCCCAATGCCTTTAGCCACCGAGCCTATTGCCGCACCGGGTGCCATAAATGCCCCCAATAGCCCGGCGCGAATGCCTGGGGTGATAAGTGATATTCCCCGGAGATTCCCGGTTAATGACGTCAGGAGCGGCCCCCATCCGCGCACGCTTGCCATCGCAGGGCCGGAGGCAGTCCCAAGGCTGCGAAGCATGGCAACCGTTCCGCCAATGCCACGCCCTCCCGTCAGCAGGGTAAAGCCCAACTGAAGCTTAGCCAGTGGGCCCATGAGCAGACCAACCGCCAGCGACGTGCCGCCAATGGCGGCGGTCAGTGCCAGAACGCTGCCGCCGACAACCAGCAGGGATTGGGCGAGCTTTGGATTTTCTTTCGCCCACTGCGTCATGTTCCCCACCACGTCACTCAACCCCTGGGTCAGGCCGCGCAGCTGGTTGTTAACCAAATCGTTGATCTGGATGCGGAAACCTTCCCAGACGCTATCAAGGTTTTTCAGGTCACCATCAAGGTTATCCGCCATTATTTTGGCGGCTTTTTGCGCCTCCCCTTTGGCGTTTTTCAGTTCACCCAGCAGCTTCTGAAGTTCACCGCTCCCGGCAGACATAACCAGCGCCTGGAATGATTTAGCTGCCTCTTCCCCGGCAATGTCCTTGAAGAACGAGAGCTTGTCGGTATCGCCGTACTTGCTGATTTTTTTATAGAGATCGGTGAGAACCACTTCAGCAGGGCGCATTTTCCCCGTGGCGTCAGCAACCTCTACGCCCAGCTCTTTCAGGGCGGACTTTGCTTTACCTGTAGGCGCGGCAAGGCGGGAAAATGTGGCCTGCAATCCTGTCCCGGCGATACTGCCGCGTAGGCCCACGTTTGCCATCACGCCGATCATGGCGGTTGTCTGCTCGACACTGACGCCAAGGTTAGAGAGCCCCGTCCCCGCGTACTTCATTGCCTCGCCAATATTTTGCAGGTCGGTGTTGGTTCGCGTGAAAGCGCCGGTCAGAACGTCACTGATGCGATCCATCTCTTTTGGATCAAGCCGGAACTGAGACAGGATGTTTGAGCTGATATCGGCACTTTCGCCCAGCTCCATACCACCGGCCAGCGCCATATTCAGCACGCCAGGTAACGCTGCCTGAATAGCCTGCGGTGTGAAGCCGGCCATCGCCAGAAAAGCCTGCCCGCTGGCGGCGTCAGTTGTGGTGAACTGCGTTTCAGCCCCCAGCTTTTTAGCCTGATCTCGCAGTGCAGAGAAGTCGGTAGATTTTTTATCTATACGGGTGAGCGCCTGCACGCGGGACATTTCACGGTCAAAATTCACGGCGGGAGATAAAAAACGTCCGGCAACATAGCCGCCCGCAGTGGCCCCGGCCAGCGCCATCGTGCCACCGCCGCGAAGCTTGCCCGCCGTTTGCTGCATTCGGTCATAGCGCGCCCGTGCCTGCGTGACAGCGGCCAGCTGTCGCCGTTCCCGCTCAAGTGTCTGGTTGTACTGTTCGGTGCGGCGGATTGCGCTCTGAATCGTCCGGTCACTGCCGACCAGTGAGACACCATGGCTGCGCAGTGCCTGCGAGGCAGCACGTAGCTTGACCATTTCCTGGGTACGTGCCGAGTTAAGACGCTCCAGCTTTGCCGCCAGCGCGGCCATATGTTCCCGTTGCCTGTCTGTGAGCTGCGTGCCTTCCCGCTGTGCTTTATTCAGCCCTTCATAGGCCCGGCTGGCGTCGTCGATTTTGCGGGAGGTCTTTTGCACACTGTCACGCAGACGGTTGAACGTGCGGGACTGGCTGTCCAAATCTTTAATGCTGGACTGCGTTTTTTTGAGGGATTCAGATAAACCGCCCGCACTCTGGCGGGCGGCATTGACCGGGCGGGTAAGTTTATCGATCGCGCTGAACGCGACGCGGATATTAAGGCTTTTCACTGTCACTGGCTCCACTTCGGACAGCCGCCCGCTCACGCCAGGCTATGACTTCGCCCAGCTCCATCGTGAAGACTTCAGAGGGCGGCCAGTTAAAAACAACGGCGATATCTGCAACCAGATCGTCAATCAGGTCAAATCGCAACAGCGTTACTGATTCTCCGTCTCCGCCTCGTTCGGTGCTCCAGACCCCGCAGGCGTCAAAAAAGGGACTAAGGCTTCAGACAGGCTCACAAAATCGCGGGTGTCCATTTCGTTAACTTCCGTCAGCTTCAGACGTGGTGACGTGACGCGGGTCAGCAGTATCGCAACCGAATCCACATCCATATTCATCACGTTGACCAGCTTCAGGCCACGCAGAGATCCGGCCTGTTTGATTTCGTCGGTGATCGTAATCTGAGTAATTTTTTCCTCGCCACGGACAACAGGTTTTGTTAGCGGGATGGCGTTATCAGTTTTCTTGCTCATTGTGGCGTGCTCCTGGCGGCACTGACGTGCCACCGTTTATCAGGTTAATCAGTTGCCCATGCCCAGCGCAGACATGATGCGGTCAGGGTAGATGTTTTTGCCGTCTTTCTTGTAGATGAAGTTCAGCAGGTCAAACTCAAACATTGGCTTATCGTCAATAGAGAGCTTGTAATAAGTATTCTTCATGGTGTAGCTGACTGAGGTGTCTTCACCCTGCTTGCTCTCGCCGCCGTCCATTTCGGTAATGCGGCCGCGTAGCTCAACCTCAACGAGCAGGCTTTCGCCATCGGTGTAATACTCACCGGCAAAACGGAAGCGGGTTTCGTCAATGTCGCCGCAGTAGTTGAGCAGCAGGGATTGCACCAGGCCACCAACCACCATCGTGGTATCCAGTGCGCCACCGTCCAGACCGAGATCCACGGCGGCGGCGCCAATCATCCCGCCCCCCTGAAAATCCTCAGTCTTGCGCGTCAGCTTTGGTAGCGTCACTGACGTCACCTTGCCGATGCAGTTGCTGCCGTTCACAAAGCAGGTGAACAGGCGCAGTTTATGAGGGACAGCCATTTATGCACCTCCCAGCGAAGAGAACGCGGGTTCAAAGTATTCATCGGTGAAGGTCTGATACATCGTCAGATCTTCCATCGGCGGGACAGACGTGTATTTGTAGCGAATGCGCACCTGGCCCTGACTAAGGCCGGTTGTCGGGTTGTCGACAATATCAAACCAGCATTCACCACCAATTAATCGCCCCAGCGTGACAAGCGAGCTGAGCTTGCCGTTGATACCACTGACAACGTCTTTGACGTTGGTCGGGGTTAGCGGGGCATCAACATCCTCGAATTGGGCTTCAGCAATGCTGTCAGCCAGAATCTGCGCAGTACGGGTGAACACTTCAAAGATATAGTCTTTGGTGTCCGTGGTGCGGTTGCCCCAGAAGCGGAAACCATTACGCTTAATAAGCGTGGTGATCTCCTTGTTATTCAGTTCGTTGGCGTCGCTGTCTTCGGCCTGAAGTGACCAGAAAACATCACGCGAAATCCCCAACACGTTATTAACTGCCACGTTTGAAAGTGACTTATGCCAGCCCTGATTGTTGTCAATCAGCGAGCGCAGGCCGCACGCGTAGGCCGGCGCGGGGAACACTTCGTTTTCCCCGGACACCGGGTTGTAAGCGATAAAGTCAGGCCAGATAAGCATAAGTTCGCGATAGGCGAAGGTCGCGCGATAGGCAATAGCTTCAGCCATCGTTTTACACTCATGGCACCCGGCGTAGACGAACGCCCGCAGATTCTGCGCAATCACACACAGAGCAGAAGTTACTTCTTCCGTGTCGTAGTCCGGCACAGCCAGAATGCGTGGGCGGTAGCCGACCTTCTGTTCAGCCGTCAGGAAGGCGTACATACCGGTATAACTGCCGTCTTCTTCCGTGCCGCCCATGATGAGCTGTGCTTGTGATTTGCTGTTTTCTTCACTCTTTGCAGCTGCCACGCGCACAACAATCACTTTCGGGCTTGTCTGGTCTGAGATGGCTTTGAGCGTCTTGTACAGGGAGCCGGTCTTACCCGTCTTGCCCAGCACGCTGCTCACCCGCGTCAGTAACACGGGGGTATTCAGGGGAAAGGTTTCCGCGTCGGCATCATCCGCCACGGCAACAACCCCAATGACACTGGAATCAATGTCATTGATAGCCGTCACCAGGTCGGTATTCTCCCGGACGCGTACGCCGTGGAAACGTTGTTCAGGCATGTTTGCCACCATTACGTTATTGAGTTCGCAGTGATAATCCCTCATGTTTACCGCCCGCTCACGTCATTCAGGGTCTGGCCGGACGGTGACAACAAAAACCGGTTTGGACTCTCCCGCGCGCGTGGGATCCTCCGTCGAAATAAGGGGGAAGCATGGCATTTACAGACCTGACCGAATCAATCAAAGACGCCGCCAGCAGCTACAACGAGTCGTTGACCGACGCGGTAAAGAGTCCGGGTTTTAGCATCACGATGGGAGGCAAGGCGCTGACGCAGCTTGACGAGAGGATTTTGTCGCTGTCACTGACGGACAACCGGGGCTTTGATGCCGATCAGCTGTCGATTTCCATTGATGATACTGACGGGATGGCTGCCCTGCCGCCGCGCGGGGCTGAGCTTGCGGTGTCAATTGGCTGGATGGGAGAACCTCTGATTTATAAGGGGTTATACACGGTTGATGAGGTTTCACACGAAGGCCCGGCAGACACTATTGGCGTTACGGCCCGTAGCGCTGATTTCCGGGAAGAGTTCAACGTCAAGCGTGAAGTCTCCTGGCATGACGTGACCGTTGAACGTGTTATCTCTGCTATTGCCCATCGTTACGGCCTGAAAGCGCAGATCAGTGAAATGCTCATGAATATTGAGATTGACCATGCTGACCAGACGCAGGAAAGCGATATGTCATTCCTTACCCGCATGGCGGAAATGCTGGGTGCCATTGCCACGGTGAAGAACAACAGCCTACTGTTTATCCTGCCAGGTGGAGGTGTGACGGCCAGCGGTAAAGCATTGCCCTCTGCCAGCGTGACCAGAATGAGCGGCGACCGGCACCGTTTCCGCATTGCCGACAGGGATGCTTATACCGGCGTTCGTGCGTACTGGCTGGATCTGAATTTTGGCAAAAAGAAGAAAGTCAGCGTCAGGCGGCGTAAACCAGCCAAGCCAAAAAAAGAGAAGAGCAGCAGCCGTGAGGGCGACTACATGGAGGGCGCGGACGGTAACGTTTATGTTATGCGCAAGACATATCAGAACGAAGGCGCCGCCAGGCGCGCCGCTGCGGCTAAATGGCAACAACTTCAACGCGGTGCGGCTGAATTTTCTATCACTCTGGCGCGTGGCCGCGCCGAGCTTTACCCGGAAATGCACGTCACGGTGAGCGGTTTTAAGGATGAAATAGATAATCAGGACTGGGTTATTTCACGCGTTGAACACGTGATAGACGATAACGGCTTTACCACCCGACTGGAGCTTGAAGCAAAAATACCTGACTGGATTGCAGAAAGTGAATAAAATGTAATGGAGTTCAACTCCCACAGGGGAGCCACCATTATGTTCAGATGTCCTTTTTGCGGTGCCATGGCCCGCACCCGTACCAGCCGTAAAATTACCGATATGACAATCCGGCAATATCACCAGTGTAATAACATGGAGTGCAGTCGGTCATTCACCACACTAAACAGCGTTGAAAGAGAAGTATCAAAACGCACTGGCGCTGACAAGTTGCCGCCTGATTTTATCCCTCGCGATGCTTTTCCTGCATCCCACTACGGTAGAGATCAGTTAAATTTGGCTCTTTAA